TTGATCTGGAATTCCGAATTCTTGACATTTGCTTGTCAACAGATGTTACGTCGTCAGTTGGAACAGCGATCGTTTAAGAATAGAGTTTGGTTCCACGTTGAAGATCCTACTACGCTTCAATCAGCAATTCTAAGCAGGTGTATTACAAAACGAATGCCCATTTTTATACACGAACCATCATATAAGGAAGTATGATCAGAGTATTCACAGATGGAGCATGTCGCTCAAATGGTAAAGCAGATGCTGAAGCAGGATATGCTGGCTATTTTCCCGATAACAAGGAATGGTCTTTTGCTACCAAGATGCCTGAATCAGAAATGCAGACAAATCAGAGAGCTGAGTTAAAAGCGATCCACGATTCTGTGAATGTGATATTTGAAAAGTGCGGGGCTCCGGCAGAGACAGCTATTCATATTTATACGGATTCTATGTATTCCAAAAATTGTCTGACTACTTGGCTTCCGGGATGGATGCGAAACAAGTGGAGAACAGCAGAAGGCAATGATGTCAAACATCGTGATTTGATCGAGCATCTAGCTTTGCGTTTGCCAAAGTTTAAGGAATATACAATCACGTATGTCAAAGCTCACACTGGAAATACAGATGAACTTAGTGTCGGAAATGATATTGTAGATAAAATGGCCGTATCTGTTTTGCTTCCAAAGGAGGATGTAAAGACGATTGTACGGACGGAAGGAATATTTCCAGATTTGGCACTATCTATTATGGGACCGCCAGTTGAGGAGACAAAGATTATAGAATGGTGTAAGACTCATATGCATCTTCTCGATCAGCAGGCATTAAAAGTAGGACTATTTGGAGCATTTCAGAAGACTGTTAAGAAAAACGGATATAATACTGAAGTACAACGGATGAGTAAAACACGCGTAGTTCGTTTGACTACAGGTTTAATTAAAGAAGGAATTACTATAGTAAAGGAAGAATGAGTGCATATGTGTTCTCGTCTCCCACCTGCGCTCCGTGCCAGATCCTAAAGCCAGTCATTGAAGACTTGAAGGAAGAATTTCCAACTCTTCAATGGATTCATGTAAACATCAAAGACGATCCTAAGGGCTATACTCAGAAGTATGGTGTGAAGGTTGTTCCCACTGTTGTTGTTGACAGCAAGAAGGGAGTCGAGTCACACTCTGGAACGACAGCTATGGGTTATTACCGCATTCTACGCAGCGCTACGCAGCAATAGAGTCAGTCACAAGCTGACCATTTTTATATAGTTCTGCTACAAAGGTATTCTCATCTCCTCCATCTTGGACGGGCTGAGAGTGTCCAGGATTATTTTTTAGCAACCGCTGACAGTTTCCTCTGTGCATTGCGAAACCACTTTCGCATACTGGAGCTCCTCCACTTGCAGATTTGCATGTATGATTTCCAATAGACTTAGTTCCAGCTGGGCAATCACCTGATGGTCCTGTATCGCCTCCTCCGGTTTGCCCAGAAGCGCCAGATGCTGATCCGCCAGGTAAGTTATATGGGCTTAATCTTGCATTACCAGATGCCGATCCAAATGAGATTGCTCCAATTATGATTCCAACAAGAGTAGATAGTAAGATATTTGGTAATACGCTTCCATAGAATAGAGGCTTATAGGACAGCTGACATTCACCAAAGATAAAGGTAGCAAATTGTGCGATCCATACAATTCCAAATGTTAGAAGTGCGCTTGTTGATGGTCGGCCCGTGTGCCATGCCCAGCAGAGGTAATAAAACCCAATGATAGCGGTTGACATGAACGCAGTTGGGAAATAGGGTGATTCAACGCCTTCCAGTCCGGGGATCGTACACCACATTAGACCAGATGAATCTTGTGCACTCAGATTTGCTCCATAACTTGTTGCAAACATCTGTGTTCCGATTCCAATAACTAAGATTGATGCAACAGCTGCTATGGATGGAATTGATAATCTTGGCCCTTCTTGATTTACAACATCACCTGCTATTCCGTATGCTAAAAGAGCAAATGGCATCATATTCGCAATAAATGTTACGAACGTTGTCGGGATTTCACCAATGCCACTAGGAAGGCTATCTCTATTTCTGTAGAGAACATACATTAACAGGCCGAATAATACAACACCTAGTGTGGAACTAATGCCTTCAAAGATACCTTTATCTTCGTTGTCCATTCTTATTATATCTCATGCGAGATGCTTTTCGTAACAAAACCTATCAATGATATAAATGAGTATATTCTCAAGTAACAATTGGCCACCATCCTGTTCATCCGCAAAGCAAAGCCCGATCAATCTAACACAGTCTGGTGCCAAGCCATGTAACTTATCGTGTGATCTTGTTATGGATGATGGAAATGTTACGCAGACATCGGTATCCGTCTCAAACGAGGGTTTGATCTTGGAAAGTTCATCTAGTCTTGGAAGCTGTAAGTTCAGAGGTGAATCGTATGTTTGCCAGGGTCTTTCCATCAACCACCCAAGTCACCACACGATCGAAGGAGTTCAGGCCGATGGAGAAGTTACTGCTATATTTCGTAAGCCTACTGGTGAATTGATGTGTATGAGCACACTATTCCGAATCAACAGCGCACAGACTCCATCATATGGATTTTTTAAGCAATTTGTACCATACGCAGTCACTACTGGAGAGACCAAACTTCAGATGCGTGATTGGAGTATATCTGCGTTAGTTCCTCCTGAAGCAAGCTACTATGTCTATCAGGGTTCGACGCTTGTTCCTCCATGTGCTCCCTGTGAATGGGTTGTTTTTAAGTCAATGATTAACATGGATCAGGGTGATTTTGCATACCTTGTTCGGAACGCAGAAGCAGGATCCCGACCTGTTCAGGGCTTAGGCGATCGCGAAGTGTTCTTTAATGACACCAACAATGTTCCTGGAGGTCCTATGCCGCATGATAACAAATTCTATCTAAAGCTCCGTCCAACTGGCAATACAAAAATTAGTCCAAAACTGGAAACGAAGACAGTTGATTTGAAGTCAAAGCTTGGAGAATCAAAAGCAGATGATGAAACAAAGAATCCAACTACACTTCTTGGGCAGGCAACTAAGGCAAAAAATGATTATGTGGAACAAGTTGGAACGTTAGGTCTTGTACTTGCGATTGTTGCGGTGATCGCAGTTGCAGTTGGAATCTATAAGGGTTATTCTGGCAGTGAAAGTACACCGATCACATTTGAGTTTATGAGGGGATGGGCGATCTGGACTCGTGAAAAATTATCATGGTTTTATACCTATGTTCTTACATTGCTGTTCAGTATTATTTCGTACATAGTTAATGCAATTCGTTCATTCTGGGCATGGGTGTTTTCATTCGGTCCAAGCCTGATAAGTAAAGGTGAAGCGATTGCTAAAGAAGCTATTGAGAAAGCGGCCGAGAAAAGAGCCTCAGTCCCAAAGTGATTCCTGGTCTTCTGCAAGATGATCGTACTTATCATCATAATCTGGTTCATCATCAAAGTTAACCTCCTTCTTTGGCTTACGAGGTTTCTTTTCAACTGTAATCCACTCTGATTCTACCTGGCGTTCTGGTAGAGGAACGGGCGCAGGAAGAGGCATTACTTTCGGTGTTTCATGTCTGCGAGTAATCTTAGGCATTACAGAGCGTTCAAGTTCTTCTTGCTTTTTCTTTTCCGCCCGATATTCTGCCATTCTGGCATCTACTCGATCTTTAATCTCGCTTTCAATACGCTTTTGTTCCCATTCTTTGGCCTTCTCTCCGTAGGAGATTGTACTACGAGATACAAGCGGAGCACTCATACCAAGTGATGGGAAATGCTTATCTGACGCCTCTTGGACTATCTTGATCGCCTCTTCATTCTTCTGTTCGGCTGTCTTCTCTTTACGGAGTCTTGGTGGAACGTAGGCCATTTTATTAAGTATAATATGAATATTGTTAAATCCATTTTAAAAATGGAACTTACTGTAATGTTGTGTATAAACTACAAGAATGGTGCTAGCAACAATTGTAGCATCTAATGGATCATTGAGCGAAGTAACTATCCCAGCAAAGACAACTGATGTGCTGGAATGGATGCGTAAGAAGTATAAGCAAACTGCTATCCAGTTTCAAGGAAAGATTCAGGATCCGCTGAAAGAGGATCGGTGGCTGGCAATCTTTGCCAAGGTGTCAGAAGATGATGAAGATGCGAATCAACACATGCTACCATCTCCATTGGACGAGGAATCATATTCTGGCCCGATCGTCATCCTTGCTACAATGTCTGATGCAGACGAGTACGAGAAGCCTATCACTTCATACGTCAGTCTTGGTGTAGAAGACTACGAGACACTTTACCATGAGTGGTCATTCAATATGTCAGATGATGAGGATGAAGCCCCAGAAGATGAAGAGGAAGAAGATGATGATATCAGTGAGGAACCAGATGAGGCGCCGCGGGTTGTTACCCAAGTAACTGTCAAGACGATCAAGACAAAAAATGTATTTGTAGAATGTCCTATTCGAGACAAGGTTGTTAAGAACTTTACGGAAGTTACATCATCTAGTATTGCAAGTGAACTAGAATCTCAGCTACTTTACAGCATTGTTAATTATTGTAAGCTGAATGGCATTGATGTAGACTGGGCAAATCGTGTCTTTTGGAATACATACCGAAGCAAAGCCATTTCTCTGTATGAGAACTTGCGAACAGATGGTACTGTAGCAAACACAGAGAACTGGGCAAAGAAATTACTGTCAGGAGAAGTAGATCCTAAGGCATTCGTTGAGATGCCGGCAGAAGAACTATGCCCTTCTCGTTGGAAGGCTGCACTCGATAAGATCGTCGAAACAGAAATTCGACTATACTCAAAGAACGTAAGTGCAGCGATCTACCTGTACTGCTCTCGCTGTAAGAAGAAGTCGAAGTGCGATTACTATCAGATGCAGACACGTTCAGCGGATGAGCCCATGACAACATTTGTCACTTGCCTGGAGTGCGATCGGGAATGGAAATTTTAGTAGGAATTACTCCAGAATAGGATGAAGCAGGCCTAAGTGGTGTAGGTGTAACATCCGCTCCATCAGCATTAAATAATTTTACACCTATCTTTGATCTGGCATCAGGTGTGAATGCTTCTGAATTTTCAACATATACATGAATAGGGTCTAACCCATTTGTAATCTCAGGCTTTGACACATCTGTTTGATCATGAAATTTATCATTAAATTGTTTAATGATGATATCAGGAATCTGAGGACTTGTTTCTGCTAGACGCTCCAGCTGCTCTCTGATAATTTTTAACATATCCTTTGCTTTCATTCTTTCTTTACGAGGTAAGCTAAGCTCAATCACAATAAACTTATGAATCTTTGCGTATGTCATAGAAGAGATTTTATGAGCTTCCGAACGCTTAGCAAAGCCAAAATAATTTGAAACTGTATTCATTACACCGACGCTCAAGCTTATCAATCCGATCACAACACTAGCTGCTTGAGAATTTCCAAATAAAGACTGAGACGCAATAGAACCTGTACCAGCTATTGTAGAAAGAACAATTACCGGTAATGCAATATTTGTATCATATTTTGATACCATTGTTTGTGATTTGCTGTGAAGCCACGAGTAACAAAGCGATCGCTCTCCTTCCTTTGAAAGAATATCTTCTAGCTGCTGATTCCAATGTATTTCCTCTGTTTGTTCCATCCCTTTGTTTTCTAGCAAAGTGAATAATGGTGTGGAACTTAGAAAACAATCCACTAGACCACAAAGAACTTGAGATCTATAAGTACTTAAAAAAGCAGTCTGGTAACAGTGATTTAGCGCACACCGTTTCCAGATTTGTTGACTTGAGAGAATACCTAGACAGTCATTCATTTGATAGTCCGGCAGAACTACGCAAGAACATTCTATATCGTGGAATCCCGATCTTCTCGAAGACTGAGTCTGAGCATCTTTTTAAACTGATTGCTAAAACTGGAGGAGGTGGAGCTGACGTAGATCTTGCAGATAATATCATTAATCAATGGGTTAGATACATGTATGAGTGGCAACCAAGCTTTATTCAAGAAGGATTGGATATGATCACTCCATATGTCTTCATAGCTAAAACATTAGAATCCGGACCATTTGGACCACTATTTAGCATTGCTTTAGACGCAGTAACCGCAACATTACCATCAATTGCAACTGCGGCAGAAAATTTGACACCAGAAATTATTGGGTTTTTACCGATCCCGGAAGCAGGACCAGTTGGTGCGATCATAGGCTGGATGATAGCATCAGTTTTTGTAGTATTATCAATGCTTGTTCATATTTCACGGGAACACTTTGGTCAGGCATTCATTATATCATTCTTACTTGTACCGTTTCTGGGAACCACACTATACAATGGCGCATTATCTACAGAAAGGTTTGCTACAAAAACTGTAGCAAAACGTGAAAAATTAATAAGCACGGCATCTGATCTATTTGGTGAAGTTGCTGCTACAGTTCTAGAAGCCGCAATACCTGATCCATTAGAAACACCCGAAGAATCTTCTAAAAAGAAAGAAGATTTACTTGAAATGGGTAAAAAGGCACTGTCCGATATTGGATTGCCAACAAGTCTTCATGAGCTTGCAGATAGAGTAGAAGGACCAAGAGGCGGCAAACGGCTTTCAAGACATAATCATATGAAAGGTAAATGGCGGACGCAGAGGAGATCAAGACTGTAATTCGCTCTTGGGTATCTCTAGATGATGAGTCTCGTCAGCTTCAGGCTCGTCAAAAAGCAATTCGGGAAGAGAAGACTCGTCTTTCTGAATCGATCCTAGGATTTATGCGTAACAATGAAGTAGACAACTTTACACTAGAAGGCAATGGTCTTGGTACCATTTCTCGTACGATGCGTACATCTCGTCCACCTCTGCGTCGTGAACAGATCCGTACTCAGCTATTGCTTCAGTTTTCTGATCAGCCTCAGCGTGTAGCAGAAGCTCTTCGTGCGATCGAAGGAATTCCAGAAGGAGATGATATGTCCGTTGGTGGAACTCAGCGTGAACTTCTATCACGTCGTATTCCAAAGACTCGTACGACTGTTCATCTCGGTTAAAAATGGCCGATTTCTCAGCCGTGCGCAACGGTGGCGGGATAAAGCAGGTCGAGAAGCTTCTTGATCTCCATCTCGAACTTCGCAACATCCCTGTCGGCCCTCGGGAACTGATCGCCCCCGTGAGTCGTTTGCCACCTCTTGTTGTACTCCTGGTGTGTCTTGGCGGTGTTCAGCTTCTCGTGGTAAAACGAGAGCGTCTTGAGCTCACGCATCATGCCAAAATCCTTCGCGAGCGCAATAAACTGCTCCCGGGACACGCTCATCGTGAGCGATTTAATAAAACTAATTCTATAGTTTTAGATTCCGTTTTTCATTCGAGAAAGAGCATCCTGAGCAGCAAGCTGTTCTCCTTGCTTTTTAGTCGTACCAGTTCCAGTACCAATATGTTTACCCTTTCCATCAACTGCTGCCATCAGATATCCATTAGTTGATGATAGCATAACATATGTCGGAGTATAATGAAACTTAGTTTGACAGAACTTTTGTAGCTGATCCTTGAAGTTTGTATCATTTCTCAAGATGCCCGGAATATCAATATATGTCTCGATCAGAGAGACTACAAAAGGATACACAACTTGGAAGTTATACTCGCAATCAGTCCACAATGCACCAATAAATGCTTCTAAGATATCCCCGAGTTTTTTCACATTGTAGCGACCATTACAAGCATCTTCATTATGCTTTGAGATTATGTAAAACTCGTTTAGTTTGATCTTGCGAGTTAGTTCACCCAACATATTGTTGCATACAATCTCTTTACGCAAGTTAGTGAGGAATCCTTCTTGCTGTGTAGGAAACCGGATAGAAAGGTATGTAGCAGTAGCAGCTCCCAGAATTGAATCTCCAAGATGTTCTAAGCGTTCATATGATTCTGGAAATAACTCTAAGCAGTCATTTGGTTTATCTGCTAGCTGAGCAATATCACCTTGTGGAGTCGTGTATTCTGATCGCTTAACATATGACGAGTGAACCATTGCATTCTGAAAGATTACTGTGTTTTTTACATTATACGAACAGTCATGCTTGTGCAGAATCGCATGTATATCCTTCTGGGTAAACATACGATTCCGAGAATTATATGGATTGTAGATTGGTACTTCCATTGCTTTGATCATTCTATGGGGTCTCCAAGAAAGTCCGTTTTCCACCAGACATAAAAAATTGGGATTGAATCCCGTATTACTCGTCCGCATCCGGAACAACACGCTCGATAGCGTACTTGTCCTGGCGAAGCGAGGCGTTCTGTGTGTCAATGATGAAAGCAAAGCACCCTGCTGCCGTGAGAACTCCGCCTGAGGCAAAGTACTGATTCAGAAGCTCTCGCATCCTGCTCTTTGGAAGAGACCAAGATGCGAACCACATCTGTGGTTTGCGAATGCGAATCTTTGATCCATCTTGGCTGATTGCCAGTTCGTTGATAGCCGCAAACGCGGGCTGCCTGACGATATGGACAATGCGATCCTCGATCAACTTCCTCTGCTCACGCAGTGGGTATATCTGCCCATTCAGGGCACGTAGGCGGTCATCGACCATCTTGTACTGCAGTACCTCCTCACGAAGGCCAACGACAAGCTCCTGATCAGGTTGCGCCATTTTGTTAGTAGTTACATGAGTCAAATGGAAAAATCCGTTTTCAGTCAGACAACGACTCATCGTAGTCTGGGAGACATCCTCCCATGTGCTCTCGCTGACCACACAGGTCATGATCGCAGCCATAGCAGCGGCGTCTCTTGCGAGACGTATTTTTCAGTATGGTTTCCTTCTTCTTCTCAAGAGCAGGGAGAAACTCGTTCTCCCAATTCTCGATAATACGAGTATTATACGCGACCATACAACCAATGCTGATTGTTAGTGCTTTCTTTGAGTCTTCAACGACTCCTTTGCCAAGGTTAATATACCTCTCGATTTCCTCGAGCGTGGTAAATGACTCGATCAGCTCTAGAGTTACCATTTTGTTATCGATTATTCAACATACAAGTAAAAATCCGTTTTAAGGCGGATACACGTGTTTAGGTCCCACAACTTTATCTGCCGATCTATTGAAAATCCATAAGACTTTTCTTTTTGATAGAGTTCCCACACTCACACCAAAAGAACCTCGAAGAACTTCATCCCAATTATCATTGACAGAACCATTACAGTCCTACAGTCTATTTTCTTGTAAATTAAGAATCCGTTTTAAATACAAATGTTTGGAAGTGAAGAAATTAAACACCTAAGAAAAGTCTACAACTCAGAACATCCCAATGAGGCTGATATACCCGATGGGACTACTGAAGAAATCTGGAAATATTTGCAAGAACGATTTCATTCTAAGTGTACTTCTGGACGATCGGAGTGTATCATAGCACATATGATGAGCCGTCCTAAAGCTCCAGATGCATGGATAGTAAATCCTACTGAATGGTTGTCATCTATTGATATTGAAAAAGCTGAAAAACAATATGAAAAACTATTTAAGAATTATACATTTTTAGGCTGTATCCCGATCGACTTTGATTTGAAATCTCCAACTGGTAAGTGTCTAGTAGATGCTCTATGTTCTATCAGTATTAAGGATTTGTATCGCAAAGGAAAGACACAGATCGGAATTGTCTTCAACACAGATATTCACACTGGTAAAGGTGAGCACTGGATAGCCTTATTCTGCGATATCAGACCAGAACTTGAGCAACCACGAATTACATATTTTGATTCTTATGCACAAAAACCAGAGAAAGAAGTTCAGAGACTAATGAAGCGATGGAAAGACGAGTGGGAGCCAACGGG